CCGCTTCTGGGCACAAGAGCAACGTTGTTGAGATCGGGAAGAACATCAAAGACGAATTCATGAAGAACGGCATATACACCTATTCTGCCGTTAACTACATAGACGCAGGGCATAAGAAGGTCAAGGAAAGCCTTAGACCTTACGAAACCATCCGAGGCGTAAAGCCGTCCCTGTTTGTGTTCGAAAAGTGCATGAGTTTGCGCCAGAGCTTCTCAAGGTACATTTGGGACGAATGGCGTGGGCCGACTAAGGACGAACGTTACCCCAAGGCAAAGCCGAGGGACAACTACAAGCACCCTGTTGACACCCTTAGATACATGCTTATGGCTGACCCTGTGTACTGGGAGCCTACCAAGAAGAAGAGAAATTCAAGTTACAAACCTTCGAATCCAAGGACGGGATATTAATGGCAGACAAGAGTGATGGATATAACCAAGCTGGAGCAGAGCCTAACCCCTTTATGAGTGGGACAGGTCTTGCCCTTGCAGGGGCGTACCAAGACCCCATGGCAATGGGGCAGGGTATGGGTATGGGTATGGGGCAGGGGATGCCTCAACCGGGGGTGGCGCAGGAGATGCCTATTCCCGAAGCTTCCATGGCTAGAAACCGTGAGATCGGCCCGAGGCGACAAGAGTTTGATCAGCAGGCGAACAGACCCTTCCCCGGCGACCAGAGAGGTGGTTCCCTTATGCAGGGCACTCTCGCCAGAGCTAACTACGCCAAGCAGAACGCCCCCCAGCAACCGATGCAGGGTCAAGGGCCGGGACAGATGGCTCCACAGGGGCCGATGGGTCTTGGTGGTGGGCCGATGGCTCCCCCGCAACCGATGGGTCAGGTGGCCCCCCCGCAGGGACAGCCTCAGATGAACCCTGCCATGTTGCAGATGAACCCCGCTTTCGGCGGACGTAGATAATGTTATTCGGACTAGAGGGATCTCATCAGAAGAACGCCGCCCCACTCCAGTCTTTCATTAAATCTGTGGGCGGCACTGGAGTTCTCCCCAACCCGTTCATGAGCGCAAAGAACGCAAATGTTCCGAGGGCGAAGGTAGGAGAAACCACACGAGGTGGCGGGTTCCCATTAGCGGATTTCGCCGCAAGCTTTTTTCGTAGTGTTGACACCCACGGGCCATTTGCCATTTCAGGAGCGGTCAATGCTTTCTACAGTTCAGTAAGTTCGGGGGGCATTTAATGGCTACCAATACGGTTGTTGTTGAAGACACGAGAACAGACGAGGAGAAGGAGTTCGCAAGAGATCTCCTTCGATGCGTCAAAGATGATCTCGCTGTCGCCGTAACAAATATGGCGGACAAGCATTCGCAGTGGGACGGGTATTTCTCCCAGTACCATTGTGACCTTGACCATGATTCGCCTGAATGGAAATCTAAAGTGTTCGACCCTGAGTCGTTCACAGCAGTTGAAACTATCTATCCTCGTATCGTTAACACGATGCTTGGGACTAACGAAGTGTTCGGAGTTAAGTCAACATCACAGGACGATGTGGTTAAGGCGGAAGCTACCGAGAAGTTGCTCAACTACCAGTCCGACAGGATGGGGCTTTACGAAAAGCTCGGGGACATCTGTAAAGATGCTCTTATCTACGGATCTGGCATGGGCAAGGTATTCTGGAAGCGAGAGTTCGAACCAAGGGACGAGCCGAGGCCAGCCCTTGATATGAGCGGTTTCCCCGTTGTTGATCAACAGGGGCAACCCAAGATGATCAAGAAGAAGGTGTGGGTTAAGACCTACGACGATCCTTGGGTTGAGAGGGTGTCTCCGTACAACTTGTACATTGACCCGTCTGCTACTTCGTTGGAGAACGCCCGATACGTTGTTGAAGAATCCAAGCGCACGATCAACTACCTCAAGAAGAAACAGTCCGAAGGCGTGTACGCCAACGTAGAACTGATTCCCAAGGGCGACACAAACGCCCAAGGTATGGGGGACTCTGAGGAGCGCAAGAGATTCCTTCTGCGAGAGCAGGACGGCAACAGGAACGTCGAGCTTTACAACGATGACATGCAAGAGGTTACGCTCCACGAATACTGGGGCAAGTTCGACCTTGACGGCGACGGATACCTTGAAGAGTGTTTGATCGTTGTGGCTAACGGTGCTATTGTTATCCGTGCGATCCAGAACCCGTTCCCCGGTGGATTCAAGCCGTACTTTATGTACAGCCCAATTCCGCTCCCCGGTGCGCTTTACGGAATGAGTCCTCTCCATCCGATAGCCTCTCTCCAAGATGCTCTCAATGATAGGACTAATCAGATAGGCGACAACATTAACCTGTCGCTGAACAAGATGTACCTAGTTAATAAACACGCCGGGATTGACAGGGATCAGTTGGTCTCTATGCCGGGAGGGGCTATTGAAGTCAATATGCCCACGGACGTTGTGCCTCTGGAAACCCCAGACATTATACGAAGCGTCTGGCCAGAGGTTGCAAGGTTCGAAGGGAAGATCAAGGGGGCGTTGGGCGTTCATGACGCTGTAGCAGGGGCGAGACCTTCTGGGAACGAACCCGCCACGACTACGATCTCCCTACAGCAGATGGCAGAGATTAGATTCAAGACGATGACGATTCTCTTTGAGAGGCAGGTCATTCGTCCGCTTGGCAACATGCTCATCAAGATGAACAAGAAGTTCATGCTTGTGCCTAGACAGATTAGGATCGTCGGGCAGGAGCATATGCTTGGTGCTAGCCAGAACAACTACGAGAATGTTGACCCGTCTGACATTGTTGTCGATCCAGACATCCATGCAGTAGGGGCGGCGATTGATCCGAGCGTGTCTAGCAAGATGCAACTCGATGGAATTATGCAGTTCATGGGGGTTGTCACTAGCAACCCAGCACTCATGATGAACCCGATGTTCGGGATTGACTGGAGTGTGATCATTGAAGAGTTGCCTAGACTGCTAAACATTAAGCTTAGAAGGCCGTTGGTTCTTCCGACGAATCCGATCCTTGAAAGGGCGGACGAGGAGATGAAGAAGCAGATGGCACAGCAGATGTTGATGGCTCAGATGTCTTCGATGTTCGGAGGCGATGAGAAAAAGGAAGGCGGGGGGGAACCCGCAAAGAAGAAAAAATAGGAGGAAGTAATGGGGAAAGCACTTGACAGTTTTGTTCCACTGAACTACAGAGTTCTCGTGGAGCCGTTTGAGGTGAAGGAAGTGAGCAACGGCGGGATCATCTTGCCTGACTCAGCAAAGGAACTTCCCATCGACGGCATTGTTCGAAAGGTGTGGAGGATGAATGATCAAGACAAGATTGAGAAACGCAGTCCGTCGGTTAACGTTGGGGATCAGGTCTTGTTTCAGAAGTATGGCGGAACGCTGGTCATCCTTGAAGACGAGAAGTATCAGCTTATTCGTGAAGAAGAACTCCACGGAGTATTTGATGGATAGTTTCACCCACTCGTTAAGTCTGAAGGATAAGGAGCGTCTCTTCGATGTTCTCAACCATAAGGACTTTCCGGTTGTTGAAGAGTACCTGAAGAGACACATAGACGCAATAGCATTGCAGTTAACCATGCCGTACATGGACGAAAGGACTTCGGATACATATAGGGGAGAGTACAAGGCACACAGAGACGTAATGCTGTATTGTAAAAAAACGAGGGATGTATTAAGCGCATTTCTATATGAAAAAGAGCAGGGCGGCGAATAGCCATTCCCCTGCTCAGAAGGGAACACAATGGTAGATGACAACAAGCCCAATGTATGGTTGGTGCAACGGGAACCCCCTCCGACGCAAGTGGGGCGTACCTTGGTGATTACAAAACTAGGGAAGAAGCGGAACGTGGACTTAACGAGACGAAACAGGCTTTCCACCAGAAGGCCGAAGAAGCGTCTAGGTACAAGGCTATGTTCGAAGAGATGGCTACTAGGACTCCACAGGGGCCGCAGGGTGCAAACACAATGGCCCAGCCTGCTGTGCCCGACGTTAGCGAGATCAATGAGAAGCTTCGACCTCAGTTGGCAGACAATCCCGTAGGTACAATTCTTGACTTGGCTAATAGGCTTTACAAAAACAACAAGGCGCAGGAAAAGCAACAGCAGATGAAGACGATGGCGGAGTTTAAACAGTTCGCCACCGACCCTGAGTATGCTGAAGTCGCTCCTCTCGTCATGCAGAAACTCCCGTTTGAGGAGAATCCGAATGTTGCTATGGAGTTCCTGAAAGCCAAGAACACGGTGCTACAGCAAAGACTCAGCGGACAGGGGCAGGTTCTCGATCAGGCTCCCCCCGGCTTTGTGGAAACACCGAGTTCGCAATCTCAGTCCAACCAAGGAAATGTTGTTGAACTTCAGCTAGACGAAGATGTCGGAAGATTCCAGAAAGCGTTCAAGATGGACGATGATGGGATGAAGAGTTTCCTCAAAGGCGTGGCGAAGTCTAAGATGGCTTCGACGGGTCGAGGAGACGTTGATATTGAGTCTTGGCGGAAGAATCAAGGCAGAAAGATTGGTGGGTAGATGAGTGTCAAGAGGACTGGTGAGGACGCTAACGTTAGCGGAACTCTCACATCAGAGATCAAAAAGGCGTTGGTAAGGGACGGGAATTACGATGTCCGTCACTTTGCTGACTTGGATTCAACAGACAGGACTGAAGTAGAAGGCAAAGAACCTGACAAGCATTACCGTTGGTGTAGAGTTAGAGACAACGGCATCAGAAACAGACAGGGGTATGTCAAATCGGACAACCCAAACCTCAAGCCTTGTGCCCCCGGCGGAGCAGTTCTCTGGGAAGCGGAAGGCAAACAGGCGGGGCGTGATGGCGAAGGTATGGTTCTCATGGAAATGCCCATGGAACTGTACGAAGCTCGTCAGGCGTACAAAGCCGCCAAGAGGATTGAAGCAACGTCCGAACATGATATGTCGCTCGATGCTGAAGCGATGCAAGGCTCTAACGCACGACATGGTAGTTTGCTAGGAAAGGATGATGCCTTCATCAAAAGGCTGTCTAAGAAATAGGAAGGAAGAAGTAATTGGTTACTCTCAGAACTACTAATCCAGACCTTCTGGAAGAAAAGTTTAGGGAGATCGCATTCAACAATTTCGATCAACATGCCGATCAGTACACCTCTTGTTATAATGTGATTTACTCACAGAAGAACAATGAGCATTTCTCGTCCATGAGTGGACTTGGAATGCCGGGGACTAAGGCAGAAGGATCGGACATGACGTATGACGATCCCGTCCAGCTTTGGGACACTACGTTCACCCCCATAACCTATGCTAAGGGTCTTCGGATTACCATGGAAGCCATGGACGATGATCAGTATGGGATACTTGGTGAGCGCATGTTCTCCACCATGGGTAGGGGCTTCAAGGAAAGAGTTGAGCAGACTGCCGCCGATGTTTTCAACAACGGCTTCACGACTCAGACCGCCAGCGATGGCGTGGCTCTTTTCTCCACCTCGCACACCCGCAACCCCGATGACGCTACGACCCATTCCAATAGGGCCGGTACCGATGCTGACCTTAGCGTTGCTACCCTCAAGGCGGCCATCACTAACTTCGAAGACACTAGGGATCACAGGGGTCTGCACATTCGCCTCATGCCTAGTCAGCTCGTCGTTACCACCGCTGACCGTTTCACTGCGGAAGAAATTCTTAAGTCGGAACTTCAGCCTTACGTGACCGAGAATCAGGTCAACGTTCTTCGGAGCGAAGGTCTGACTCCCGTGGTCAACAACTATTTGACGGATGCGGACTCTTGGTTCCTTCTGGCGAATAAGTCCGACCACGACCTCACGTTTGTTTGGCGTAAACCTTTCACCGTAAAGCGTGATAGCGATTTCGATTCTTGGGATGCCAAGTTCGGTGCTGTGATGCGTTTCGATGCCGGGGTCATTGACTGGCGTGGAACTTACGGTGTAGCCGGTGCATAAGGAGGATAACTGATGGCTTATTTTCCCGTTCAGAGAATCCCTAGCACCGTTGAGTACGAAGTTGCTACGGTTAGCATCACCAAGGGCGATCTGCTTGTTCAGACCGCCGCTGGGCAAATCACTACAACTTCAGTCGAGCTTACTTCTGCCGCTACGCTTACTCCGGTAGCCGTCGCCGCAGAGACTCTTGACTTTACGGACACCACCCTGTACCCTGCTACTCTTGCGAGTTCTCGTAAGGTTCTTGGGTGGCCCTGTACTCCAGATGTTTCGTGGGAAGTGCTTTGTTCTGGAACTCCCGATCTTGCTACTATCGATCAGCCGATTCAGTGTTTTGAATCTCAGGTCGATACTGCCGGTGCTGGGAATTTCATAATTGAGACCCTCACGGATCGTTACGGCGAAGCTTCTGGCGCTTCCAATCTGTACGTGATTGGTAGGATTCAGAGCAAGCGGTACGGAGCTAATCTGTCCTAATAGGACATAAACAATCTACTAGCAAGATGGAGGGGGTTTAGCCGCCCCCTCCATAGTGTTGTGGCTGATGCCATTTCATATTGTTAGAGAGGAGAACAAATGGCTACTTCTAGGTTTGGCTCCAACCTTCAAGCCCCTTCGTTTATCGGAACTGATAGTGCGAAGAGGATGGGTGAGGTTGAAGTTAATTTTGAGCCTATCGTACAACTTGGCGACGGAGCGGCTCCGCTGTCTTCGGCTGAAATGAATGGGTCTGGCGTTGCTGGTTTTTACCAGATCACTTCCGGTGACGAGGTTGATACCATCTTCCGAGTCCCCGCTGATTACGATGATACTAAGGATGCTTACCTCGACTGTGTATACACGCTTGCGTCTTCAACGGCGACGGCGGCTGATACTGTCCACCTTATTGCTGGGTATCAAATCCCGACGATGAATGGTGGTGTCGCTGGGACAAGGCTTGCTGACGCTACTGTAGTTACTGGCGTTACAAACTTTGCCAAGAGAGTTCTTGGTGCTGGGATTGGGACTGGCGGAGTTGGTTGTCTGTTTAAGGACACCGCTACTATTACTTCCGCCGCTACCATTTCTGCTGGTGATTTTGTACATGCTGTTGTTGAGGCTAAGACTACTTGTGCTAATGACGTTGAACTTCGTCTGTATCACAAGGCCATCTTTAGGTACGCAAGGTCTTACGTGTAGTATCGTGGGGGGAGAAGGTCAATTATGGCCCTCTCTCCCCATTTTTTTCGTCTTGGGGAAGACAAAGGAGGAGTAATGGAAAAACTAAAGGTAGTCGTCTACGATCCACTGAAGACGTTCACAGCCTTTGTGCCACAGGCAGAGAGGGTGTTCAACCTAAAGTATATTGATAAGCAGATGAACTATGCAGACATTTGCGAATTGCACAGAGTCGCAGATGTGTTCTGGTACGAGTTCTGTACCGAAGAGTTTAAGTTCCACATGGACAACGTGCCAGAGGTCGCCTATACAGTATGTAGACTTCATAGCTACGAGTTGTTCACCGAGACCCCCGGCAGTGTAAACTGGGACAGGGTTGAGAAGCTGTTCGTTACTGATCCCCACATCGTTAAGATGTTGGAGAAGAACAAGCGGACGGTTGACTTCCCGCCCATCTC